ATGAGAGTGACTTGTAAGTGCGGGCATAAAGGTCGGATCGCATCGCGTGAGGCGCTATCCACTGACTTCGCGAAACTTTACTGCCAATGCCTCGACGCAAAGTGCGGGCATAGCTGGGTGGCAAACCTCACGTTTTCTCACACGCTCAGCCCGTCGGCGCAGACATTCGACCGGCTGCTGATTGATCGACTGCGAGACATGCCTAGGGCGCAGCAGCGCGAGCTATTTGAAAAGCTTGGATCGCAAGCGGTCGCATGATGTTTACCGCCGACAGCAACATGTCGGCGGCTCAAAAATCAATCTTCGTCGGACTGGTCCGGGTTGCTCAGCAGCGCTTCGGTCAGTCGGCGCAACTGCTCCTGGTCACGCTGACTCAACTGGCGATAGAACCCAATCAGGCGACGTTCAATATGCGAAAGCTCATACCGCGCAGATGCAGCCATTTCAACGTAACCGACATCGACGTTTGTGCGATCCAACATGCTTACCACTCCATAAAATCATTTGCTGACGCACTGATATGGGGGCGAGCTGGTGTGATGGCAGAAACACTTCGTTCAGGTCGAGCCTTTGACAGCGTCGTCCGCCATGGCCTTAACAAAACGCCGGATGGCTCGTTGATCGTCCGGCGGGATGCTGCGGTAGTGCTGGACGATGCTGTCCTCAGCCTCGGACAACGCCTCGGCCTTCAAAGTGGTACGCGTCCCGCTCACGATGTAAAGCACATCAAATCCCAAGGCACTTGCAGCGATGCTCAGATAGGACGCCGGGGGATCGCTAGCACCGGATTCGTAATTTCCCTGAGTTCGTTTCGAGACACCAAGATGTTCCGCAAGTTGATCTTGCGTCAGCCCAGCCTGGGCGCGTTGTTGGCGCAGCCTTGCGCCAATCTCTTCGGAGAGTGTCAATATTTTTCCATCCGCATATTTACATTGGCAGGTTTTTGCCACATCCTGCGGTCGTCATCACACGAAAACGCAAGGAATTGCACTATGCCCAACTCAACCATCACCGAGCAAGCCCGCCAGCAAGCGCGTGCGTCCTTGGAGAAGCGTGGCCAGACCGCGAAAAATTTTGCATCTCTACACAACCTCAACCCCAGCACCGTCTATGCGGTGCTGAATGGCCAAAGCCAGTGTCGCCGTGGGGAGGCACATCGCGCAGCCGTCCTCCTGGGGATCAAAGACGGTGTGATTGCACAGTAATGGCCAAGGCTCTGAGGGAACAGCAGAAGATGAAAAATCAGGTTCTAAAGACTCGTCGCGAAGTGGTCAGTGCAATTATTTGCACCTTCGAAGGTGGCCGCGAATGCGCCGCCGCTCGGATCGGTTTACCGCTCAAGAAGTTTGATAACCACGCCTATGAGAACAACAACTGCCGCCCGTTGACGGATGCGCAGATTTTCCAGCTGGAGCAAGTGACCGGTACCCAGCACCTCCCCAACTATGTGGCGGCGATGTACGGCGGCATGTTCGTGCCGGTGATCCATCCAGAAAACCTGGACAACGTGGAGATGTACACACGGGCTATGCAGAGTTCAGCCAAGCAGGGAACAGTCGACCAGATCATTGCCCAGGCACTTGATGACGGAGTGATCACTGACGTTGAAGCCGAGTTGATCCAGAACGCCCACACCTTGCACATGGCTGCACGCACCGCCGAAGTGTATGCCGCGATCGATCTTTACCGCGCTAAATCGGGGAAAGCCAAATGACCACTCAAATCAATGCCCTGGATTATCAGGAATGCATGCAAAACGCCGCACTGGCTTTCCTTGAGCGCCATCAAGCCGAACACCTGGGCGAGCTGTCGGCGCTTCTTAACCGCACCATCAACCACTTGGTGAGCAGCTTCGACGTGGCGGAATCGGTTGCAACCAAACTGACCTCCCTTGCCCATATCGAACTAATGGAAATCGCTTTCCGTCAGCGCCTCATCCTGGACCACAGCACTGACACCGTCGTGGTGATCCGCGATCCCGTTAAAGGGCATTGCTGGTCCGTGCCTGTCAGCCTGATCTATCAACGTGTCCTGAACACCCCGGACAACGCGCGTCTGCGCTCCACGCACTCGTAACCCCAAATCCAACAAAACGCCGGCCCCACGTCCCGTGGGTTTGGGTGAGCTGCGCCCGAAATCGAGGTTTCACGATGGTAAACGCCGTAATTGTCACCACTCAACTGCCACCGGCCGAGGCCGAAGCGTTGCTGGCCGCACTGCGTGAACAGTATCGCTTGAGCCTCAATGAACATTGGTACGCCGACCAATTCCGCTTTGTTGCGGACGGTCTTCGCCACGGCGCAATTCTCGCCCACGTCCCGGTAATGGCCGCGCAAAAGCGCCTGATGGCCGCGCTCTCTCACAGCCTAAAAGCAGCGAAATAATGTCAATGATGAACGAAGATATCCGCACCCAACTACTTCAACGCCTGGAAGATGACTTCGGCCTGAAGCTTCGTGTGGGCACGAATTACATGCGGGGCGGGGTTTGCCCCGCCTGTAACAAAAAAGAGCTGTATGCCCGCCACGACAAGCCCTGGCAGATCCGCTGCGGCCGGCCGGAGCGCTGCGGCCATATCGAGCACGTAAAAGAAATCTATGAGGACCTGTTTGAGGATTGGAGCAAGCGAGCGCCGGCAACAGACAACGATCCGACCCTAACAGCCCGTGCGTATCTGGAATTTGCTCGTGGTTTGAACACCGGGAATATGACTGGTTGGTTCACCCAGGAGAACTACGTCAATCACGAAACGAACGAGTCTAGTGCCACGATTCGATTCCCCCTGCCGAACGGTGGCTACTGGGAACGCCTGATCGATCGCCCTTCCCGCTTCGGCAAGATGAAAGCCCGTTTCAAGCCCAAATATAGCGCTCAGGGTGAATGGTGGTGCCCGCCGAGCGTAGACCTGGCCAGCGCTAAAGAGCTATGGATTGTTGAAGGTATCTTCGACGCCACCGCCTTGGTGCAAAACGATGTCGACGCGGTGTCGGCCATGTCGAGTGTGAACTTTCCGGTAGAAGCGTTGAAACGTCTGGTCGAGCAGCGCCCGGGCAACCTGCCCACCTTGGTCTGGGGCCTGGACAACGAACCGACTGCTCGCGGCTACCTGCTGCGCTGGGTCAAACAAGCTAGGGAAATGGGTTTCAGCTGTAAGGCAGCGCTGATTCCCCAGCGGGATAAGAAAGTCGACTGGAACGACCTGCACCAGCGCTGGCAGTTCGAGGAAGAAGGTAAAGCGCGCAATGACAAGCGCAAGCGTGACCTGGACGCTGCGCGCCACGAGGGCGACTTGTTGCTGGCCCCCTCGCCGAAAGAAAAGGCGCTGCTGATGTACACCTGGGAAGAAGGCTTCCCAGAGTTCGCTTTTGACTTCGGCAACCAAACCTACTGGGCCAAGTTCGATCTTTCGAAGCTTGAGGAAGAACAAAAGGCATTGGCAACCAGCGAAGACCACGAAGACCAACAGCTCAACGACAAGGCTGCACGCCGCAAAGTGCTGCAGAACGTCTGCAGCTTAAAGCTTCTGGCCAACTGCCGTTTTGAGGCGCTGTACAAGCAGGTGAATGACGTCACAAACGAGGCGTGGTTTTATTTCCAGGTGTTGGGGATCCACGACGACCATGGCGAGAATTACACGTTCACGCCAAAGCAAATCTCCTCGAGCAGCGAGTTTAAGACTCGCTTGATGTATTCGGGCGCGACCTGGCTGGGCACGCAAAAGCACCTGGACCAGATCATTATCCGTCAAACCGAACGCCTGAAAACCGTCGAGACCATCGACTTCCTGGGCTACAGCCGCGATCACAAGGCATACATCTTTAACGACATCGCTATCCATGGCGGGTCTATTTACAAGGCCAACGACGAGGACTATTTCGAGTTCGGAAAGCAGCGGGTCAAATGCCTGATGAAGTCGGTAAAAATCAAAATGGCATTGGACAGTAAGGGCTATCGCGAAGACTGGCTGCCGAACCTTTGGACCGTCTTCGGCGAGAATGGCGTTCTTGCCCTCACCTATTGGTTTGGCTCGCTGTTCGCCGAGCAGATCCGGGCCGAACATGAGAGCTTTCCGTTCCTGGAAATGTCGGGCGAACCCGATTCGGGCAAAACCACACTGATCAAATTTATCTGGAAGCTGTTCGGACGGACCTATGAGGGCTTCGACCCGGCTAAAAGTTCGTTCTCAGGTTTGAGCCGAGCAATGGGCCAGGTGGCCAACCTGCCGTTGGTGCTTCTTGAGGCCGACCGAAACACCAACGAGGACAATACCAAGGCTTTCGAATGGGACCAGTTCAAGGACTTCTACGGCGGCGGCACCCTGCGCACCCGAGGCGTCAAGTCCAACAGCAACGACACCTACGAGCCACCATTTCGCGCTTCCATCGTAATCGCTCAGAACGCCATCGTTACCGGCCACGAAGCGATCATCAGCCGCATCGTCCGGTTACCGTTTCTCAAACCGGTGATCACCGATAAGAGCCGCAAGGCTGCTGACGCAATCGTCCAAACCGAACTGGAGCACGTCAGCCACTTCATGGTGAAGGCAATGCGCGCCGAGCCACTGGTGCTCAAGCGCTTCGCGGAACTGTACCCCCAATACCGCGCCGAGCTATGGGCCACCCGTAACCTGGCATCCGATCGGGTCATCAAAAACCACAGCATGATGCTGGCCCTGCTGGACTGCCTGCAGCTCGTCATCGCTATCCCGGATCAAATGGTTCAGGCCTGCCGCAAATACCTTCTGAAAGCGGCCAACGAGCGCCAGGCGGCGATCAGCACCGATCCGAAGGAAGTGAATGAGTTCTGGCAGGTGTTTGATTACCTGGAATCGCTGCCCTCGGCCCCGATGGTCAACCACAGCAAAAAGCCAGGCTTGATCGCCATCAATCTTAACCAGTTCGCCGAGGTCGCCCTGGAGCACCGCCAGCGCATTCCGGACCTGGCAGTGCTGCGCCGACTGCTCAAAGACTGTCGCGCTCACCATTGCTTAGACACTCAGAAACGCGTGGAAAGTGCGATCCGTGCACGTCAGCAGGATATGGCTCCGACTACTCACATCCCGTCGACCATGCGTTGCTTCATCTTCCGGGAGTGACCGCCATGCACATCCAATTGATTGTTGAGCGGGAACAGGACAACGCAGTCGAGGAGATCCGCCGGATCAACGCGGTAATGGTTCGACTGGGCTACGAGGGTAGCGCCGTGTTTGCCGAAGCCTACGGCGCTGACGGCCTCGTCCAGATCCTTGAGGTTCGGGCCACCGGTGGCCAGAGCGAGATTTTCGTTATGGACTGCTCCCGCGAACAAGTGCAGGCCGTGCTGGAGTGGCAGTCCTGCAACGACGAAGGAGAGTTTGAAGACCTGGTTATTCACCTGGTGCGAAAGGCATAAGCCTAATCACCGAACTGGACACCGGCTACGCCGGCAAATGAAGGGTACCGAGGAGTTACAGCTCCCCGGTACCAACCACCACTGAGGGCAACACCATGCAAGCAAAGCACCAAAGCAGCAGCGACCCGAAGGCTACCACAGTGCCGGCAGAAGGACCCCAGGCGGCGCGCCACCTGATGGCCATTCGCATCGTCGGTACCGCGCTTTTCGATTACCAGGTCAACAAGACGCCCGACGCCCGAATCCGCCTCGAGGCGTTCACCACCATGGCGCACCTGCAAGGTGATCTCACTGCAAGTGAAAGGGCATTTGTGTCCCAGCTACTGGCCAATCAATAGTTCCAGCAGTTTGCCCACCAACTTCTAATAATCATGCCCCGGCTGCAGCGCTAGACTGCCCGGGGTGCTCCAGCTCACAGAGGGTTAGCAATGAACTCCCGATCGGACAACGTCCTGGTATTCACCGATCTGCAGCGAATCACTGGCTACCAACGCCGGTCTGATGTTGAACGGTCGCTGGTAGACCAGGGCGTTCGCCTGTTTCGTGGCCGCACTGGACCATGGACAACGCTGGACCTTATCAACCAAGCCGCAGGCATGAAGCCCGCCGCTGCAGAGCGATACGACGCCGACATCCTATGAGGAAAGCAAGGAAGCGGAAGCATAATCCGCACATTCCAGCTCACATTGACCAGGCCGCTCTCCCAGCGGCCGTTTACTTTGACCAGCGAAATGAAGGCGTTTGGTACACCCTTCACCGTGACGAAACGGGCACACAGCGCCGGCGCAACATTGCGCCGGCGACCGTTTCACTGGCCGAGCTGCACCAGATCATGGACGAGGCTTCCAACGTTGACCGGGGAACGCTCCGCTACGTTTGCGCACAGTTCCACGACAGCGATAGGTACAAGAAGCTCAGTTCAAAAACCCACGACGACTACTGCTATTCCCGCGATGTTCTACTGAACATTCCCACCAAGCTGGGTAAACCGCTGGGGGATCTGGCCGTTCGGAAATTCACTTCTGCCCTGGTGCAACGAATTGTTGACCGACTGGCGGATGAAGGCACGCCATCAAAAGCCGCTCACGTTCTGCGCTATCTGCGCCGTGTACTGCAGTGGGGCCGCAATCGCGGCTTCCTGGAAGTGAACCCAGCCCTGGGCATTGAAGCGCCCGTAGAGCGCAAACAGCGCCGCCTGCCGAATCACCTAGTCATGGATGCTCTCATCGACCGGGCAATTGCCAGAGGTTTGTTGCAGCGCAACGAGAAAGGCGGCTGTCCCGAATACCTTGGCTACGTCATGGAGCTGGCCTACCTTTGCAGGTTGCGCGGCATCGAGGTTGTAACGCTCACTGATGAAAACGAGCTGGAAAGCGGAATACTGACCAACCGCCGCAAAGGTAGCCGGGACAACATCGTTCGTTGGACGCCTCGTCTGCGCAAAGCGTGGGACAACGCCAAGGCCTATCGGACCAAGGTATGGGCCAAGCGCAAAACGGCAATTCCGATCATGCCGTCACGCAGGAATATCATTGTGGCCAGCCACGGTGGACCACTTCGTAAAACCAGCCTGGACACTGCATGGCAGCGTTTCATCACCTTGGCTCTGCAAGATGAGATCATATCGCCCGATCAACGCTTCGCACTGCACGACCTGAAACGGCGGGGCATCACTGACACAGTTGGAAACCGCGCAGACAAGCAAGAGGCCAGCGGCCATCGAGATCCGAAAATGATGGATGTCTACGACCTAAGCCTCCCCATCGTCTCCCCATCAGCCGACTGA